CAGGGCACCCCAGGGTCCGAAGGTCGCACCCGCACTCGCACCACCCAGCGCCCCCGTGATCCCCTTGGACACGCCACTGGGCTGGGGTACGAAATCCGTCCCAGTGGTGGTACCGGTGCTGGTGCCGCTGCTGGTGGTGGTGCTGCCAGGCCTGGTCACGCCCAGGACAGAGGCGAACTCCGGGATGCCCCTGGTCTTGGATCGGATCAGCTCCTCGAAGGCCGCCTGCATCGCGTTGATTCGATCCTGCTCGAACTGCCGATGCTGACCACCCACGTCGTAGAGGATCTGGTCGGGCACCTGTCCGACCCTGATCGCGTCGTCCAGCTGCTTGGCGGCGTTCAGCTGGTTCGCCCGCTCCGCCAGGTAGTTGGCGTAGGAGATGTTGGACCCCACATCTCCCACCTCCTCCAGGACGCCACGGTTCAGCTCTGCCTGGTAGGTCCCCTCCCGACTCCCACCGTAGGCTCCACTGGCAATCGCCGCGCTCCTGTACCGATCGCTCATTTCCTCCCCCGCCCTGGTGATCGGGCGGGTAGCGGTGTCGATGTAGCCCGTCAGGTAGGGATTGGACTCCGGTCGGAGGTAGTCACCCCTGGCCGTCGCCAAGGCGTTCGTCACGAGGGGAGCCCCCACGTCCATTCCGATCAGGTCCCTGGCCAGTCCCTCTCGGACGCCGAGGGCTTCCAGCTGGCGAGGGTCGGGCTGGGCGATGAACGGACCCTGGTAGGGGCCGATCTTCTTCAGCGACTCTCTGGCCCCCTTGGCTTCACCCAGGGCGTAGCGGTTCGCCGACTCGAACCACTCCGGAAACACCACCTGGGTCGTACCGGAATGGGAGCCCTGCTGCTGCTGAACCGTCTTGGTTTCCGACTTCTTGCTGCTCATTTCACCCTCCGCTCCAGGCCAATGCAATAGGCCCGGAACCCCATCCGTCTCTGCAGCACGCGGGCCACCTTGAGCCTCGCGTTGGTTCTCACGAACTGGCAACCCGACGCACGAGCCATGTGGTCGAAGAGCGCCGTCAACTCCCGCACCCTCCACGCCAGTCCCTTGCCAGCCAGCAGCCAGATGAACAACTCCCGCCCTGACGGCTCCTCACAGACATGGGCCACGATCAGGGCAGAAGCGTTGGGCCATTCCAGCCGAGCCGCCTGCACCCTTCCCATCTCCACCAGCTTCGCCACAGACTCCGGGGTATGGCCGGAGACATCGTACTTCAACGCCTCCCTAACCAACTTCAGATCCCCCTCTTCTAGCCTGTCCAGCACCTTCACGACGCCTCCTCCCGGTACCAAACCTGGAACACACAGTCAGCAGCTGGGCCACTGGTGGTCAGGACTGTGAACTGGAGGAAGTCTCCCATCACTACCTTCTGGTTGACGGGGATGACCAGCTGGGTCCAGTTGGCTCCAGCAGGGATGGTAGGCTTCGGGCCGGTGGGGAAGATGGTGGAACCGTTGAGGAGTATGTCGAATGTCGCGGAGCCTCCGGTTGGGGCCACGCCGACGGAAATACAGATCATGGTGATCCAGCTCTTCCGGCGGAAATAGAACCTGCCAGTAAGAGTGGCTGCCGCCAGTGTCCCAGCGTATTGCCCAACAGCTAGGAACTCCTTCGACAGGCTGGCCTCCCTCACCCGCCTGACATACTCCAGCATCTTCCGCCCCCACCCCTGCCACTCCGGCTCCAGGTCCGGGGACGGAGGGATGTTGATTACCTCACTCACTGCCTGCCCCCACCGATCTCACCCCAGATCTCCAGCTCCGTCAGCTTCCACCTCTTCTGCACTCCCTCATCAGCGATCTTGAAGATGAACCAGTTGGCTCCAGGCAGCCTGACCTTCTGCCAATCAGGCTGCTCCGATACGGAGATGACGGGGAAGTCAGTCCAGTCCTTCCTGTTCTTTGAGTACCGAACATAGATCTTCAGCTGGGGGATGGACCCAGGGCTGTCGATCTCCACTATGATCCGCTTGATGTGCTTCTTGATATCCTCCAGCGTCTGTTCCGCAGAGGAGAAGTCCAGGGGCTTCGTCTCCAGCCAGCACATGGTGGTGTCCACAGCGGTGGAGAGGTTGAAGGCCAGTCCATTGGCCCTGGTCAACCTCATCGTCACATTCCCCTTGGCCTCAGCCATCACCACTCCAGTTCCCACCGAACATCAGCCCACCAAACGCCCCCTCTCCAAACCCATTCCCATCGTACTGAACAGAGGGATCGGAGACGTCGAGAGGGGTTCCGGTATCCGGGGCTACATCCAGATACCCAGCCAGCCAAATGTCCCCTGCGCTGTCCCCCACCACAGTGTGGTCGAACACGTTGTTCCTGGCAGCGGCTGATCGGACTAGGCCAGGCAGACCCCAAACCTTCTCCCTGATATGCCAGCAGGCAGATCTGTTCAGCACGGTGCTGTTCTGACTGCACCAGTGCACAAAGACCCGCTGGGTATTGGGTTCCACCCAGACCACGCACTTGGAGGACTGGACGTAGTTGAAGTCCTTGAAGATGTAGTCACGGAGGGACGGTATGTCCAGGTATTCAAACCTGCCACCGTCTGTCACCCAAAATCCCTGCGGCCCAAACCCATAGAGCAGGGATTCGTACTGAGTAACACAGTGCTTGCTAAAGCACCCCACTCCAGTCAAGACCCGGTTGGAGGCGATCCACAGCGGCGCGCCGATGAAGGAGACAATGAACATCCGGTTCTCGGTGAACATGGCAACGTGCTCACCGTATTCAATGGCTGCGATCAGAGCCGAGTCCGTGTCCCTGATGGGGAGTTCCCCGGCTTCAGACGACAGGCTTCCCAGCGCCCAGTCCTCCACGTTGTCCAGCCGGCACCACCAGATCGTCTTCCCTCCATGGGCTCCATCATCCCAGTTTATGCCGATCATGAACTGCTTCAACCGGATGAAGATCTCCGGCTTCCACCCTACATAGGGCAGGCCAGTCAGGGGCACAAACCCCGCCCCTGCTGCCTTGTCGATCTGTGGGGCGTCGATGCCATTGGTAGCCAGCGCCCACTTGCCCCAGCTCTCGAGGGACCACCTGGTGGCCGGCTTGACCTGGGTAGCGTTCAGCAGCCCACCATAGCCAGTCCCCACCTGGGTCACGGTATTGGTGGAGTCGTCGAAGGTGAAGAGCTTGTCGATGGACCCCCAGTACAGAATCCGCTTCCCACTCCGCTCCATGTCCAGCATCCCTCGGACTTCTGCCTGCTGCAGCTTGGCGAGGAGCTGGACGTGCCCCGGTTCCGGCTGGGGGTACCCACCGGAGAACATGATGTTGGAGCCGGTCCTCCAGAGGGGGATCTTCGACTCCGACAGACCAGGGTGAACCCCGGAGCCGATCAGCTGTCCCGATGCGGCAAGGAGCTTGCTCACAGCGCCCTGATGATGTAGTTGAGGGTGATGTAGGGGTTCAGGTGGTTCTCGGACGAAGGCTGGGCGAAGGAGCTGCCGGGCTGGATGTCAGTGCCGATGGTGTTGTGGCTGTGACTCTTGCTGCCTCCCGTCTCGCCCAGAGTGTTGAACTCGGAGTCGGTGCCCTTGCAGAATACGACCCTGTTGCGAATGTCAGGGATCTTGAAGTTGTTGCCTCCAGGGTCCGTACCGTAGACGTGAGCCGAGCCGATGGCTGCCCACAGGGCAGCGTAGGTGGTCTTGCTGATCGCCCTACCATCACAGAGGAAGTACTTGTTCAGCCAGTCACCTGCGGGGTCCGAGGTGCCAGCGTAGGGCATCACGCCACCAATGGGGATGCCCAACTCTGCGGGCGGTGCAGCAGCAGGCTCCGTTCCTGCAATGGAGTCCCAGATCCAGTTGGCTCCGTCGAAGCGGGAAGAGTGGACGACGCCCGTGTCCACCTGATACACCAGGCACCTTCGGTACCGAGCCGGGTCCAGCGCGGTCAGGGCAGCAGCGTCCGCCACGTATAGGGACTGGGAGTAGACAGCCCAAACAGCTGCCGCCGCCACACCCGCTGTCACGCAGGTCCAGACGAAGCCGTTGGTGGAGTCGTAGAGACGCTGCCCTACATACTCCCCCGCCACCAGCCCGGTCGGGTCCCCCGCCTGCTCCTTCGTCAGCCGGTCCTCGATCTTCTGCCAGTTCGCCCTGGTCGGGGCCCCCCAGGCACCAGTACCGTCAGCCGTCAGATCCAGCTGGAGCTTGGCAGTTTCCGGCATCACGCACCTCCAACAGGGAGCGACCAGGTGACGACCAGGGTGTCTCCGTTGAACATGTCGAACCTCTGACTGAGCCAGCGGGCAGCCATCGTCCCACCTGCCCCGGCATTGAACAGCCCCACCTCTTCGACTGAGATCTGCGCCCCGACCCAGGCGAACGTCCCAGCGTAGCTCATGGTGTTCAGCAGCCGCGCCCCCGCGCCCGTAGCCACCCGCATGTGCTCCGTACCCTGGAGAGCGGTGTGGGCCTCCGTTGCTGCCGCCCCACTGGAGCCGATGGCCATGTGGCTGATCGCAGCGTAGACCCCATCACCTACGATCCGGCTGCAGAACAGCTCCTTCCCCAGGGTGGTGACGAGGTTCTTCCCTGTGACGGTCCACAGGCGCCGCCCCCTCCGATGAAGGACCATGACCCACCGGCCCTGCATTTCCAGCCCTGCCTCAATCATCATCTCTCTCCTCACTGACGGACTGTGGGCAGGTTCAGGTTGAACCCGAAGAGCTGGAGCAGCCACAGCAGGACGATCAGGGCGAAGACCACGTTCACCACCACCTTGATGATCCGCTGACTCGGCGCCGGAATCAGGTTGTCGATGATGTAGTTGATCAGGAAAAAGACCACTGCGATGATCAGCAGAGCGACTACCAGACTTACGAGACTCATCTCTTCCTCCTACGGTGCCGGTTTCGGCACAGGATCGAGGCCGGGCGGTGTCAGCACCACGCCCTGCTCGCCGGCCTCCCGAATCGCCTCTGTCTTGACTGCATTGTCCGAGGCGTTCTTGTCCACCGAAGCCCTCTTCCCAACCCGCGACAGCGCATGGACGGCCTTGGCCCAGATCGCGTTCACCCAGACAAAACCACCAGCCACCACTCCCCACTTCAACACATCTTCCGTCACCACGCTCCTGGCCTCGACTGCCATCCCATCCCCCCCAACGCAGCTTTCCAGCTTTGTCTCGGGCATTTCCCTCTGACCTTCAACCCTCTTCTTCGCCTCAGCCTTGCAGCTTCCACTGGCCTTCACGGTGGTGAGGTCGTAGTCCATCAGGACAGAAGCATGGCGCTCCGTATCCTTCTGCTCCACCCTTCTCTCCACCAGCCCCGCTCCATCGTAGTACTCTGTCTCCGTCGTCGCGGTCCTGTTGTGTGTCGCGCACGACAGACAGAGGAGGATGCAGAGTGCCTTCCTCATCTAGTCCCCTACGCTGGTGTACCAGTCGTCGATCTGGAAGTAGATGGACTCCGGTGGGGAGGCTCCTCCACCACCATAGGTCGGGTCCACCCACAGATACGACCAGTTCGCGTCAGCCTGGGTTTCTGCTCCCTCCAACGTTCCAGTCCACATCACGTTGGTAGCGTTCACGATCAGCTCGCCGTTCCTCCACAGCTTCGCTGTACCATTCGCTACGTTCGGCGTCCCCATCTCGATCAACCACTCCAGCCTGTACCACGCTCCGACTGGAACCGTCACCCCCTCCAAGCTGTTGTGGTTCGTGCTGGAACAGGCCCCGGTGACGCATTGTGTCTGGAAGCCCCCACGGTAGGGATAGCTGCCATACGTGCTGTGGATGTATCCGTTCTGCCTCGACGGAGTCCCCTGATCCGAGATCGTAGAACGGGCGAATACGAACTTCGTGTTGGCGTTGCCGTTGTTGCTCCAGTTGGGGCTCTGGTAGACCCACACAGAACTGTAGAGCCTCCGCTTCCCCCCAAAGTCATCACCAGCCAGGAAGCGGGAGGGGGAGTCACCACCAGCAGTGGAGGTGGGGAACGTAATCCTGAACACGTTCGGAGTCGTGCCAGGAGAGGTGGGATCGTTGACCACTGTGAGGGTGGGGCACTGACCACTGAAGCACTTGTACCCGAAGGAGTCCTTCGTCGGATGCGTCGGAGGCAGCGTATCCATGGGGTTCATCGGCCAGCGCGCAGTCATCCCCTCCGGTTCGTTCGGGTACAGAACCGTAGGCGCGGGCGGGCCTAGAATCACACCAAGTAGGATGAAAGCTACAGGCGTCAAAACAAATTCTCCGGACACTCGAAGGGCTCGTCCCAAGGAGTATCTTCGTTCGGGTCAGTGTTGTTGGCCTGTTCAGTGAAGTTGATGAACCCGTCTCCATCGGTGTCACCGTTCCCAGCTTCGGCAAAGTTACCGAAGTGGTGCATCTCCCAGGCGTCAGACAGACCGTCTCGGTCGGCATCCACCCACTTGGTCGCGGGTGCAGGCTCAGGCTCTGCAAACCTACCATTGGAGGGCACAGTGACGGTGGGCGTACTGCTGGTAGGAATGTCAGTTCCATTGTCCACCGAGTTCACTACATCCTGGTCGATGCCGTCTCGTGTGGGGCAGATGGCTCCGATATCACTCTTGATCTCATTCCACACGTAGCCAACCCCACCAACAGGAATGGTCGGGGGAGGGTACTTCGATTCCCACTGGGGATGGTGCCGCCTGTTGTTGTACCACACACCCCTGCGATCGTGTGAGCTGGGGCTGGTATGTCCATCTCCAACAAACTCCCACTGCGGATCTCCCAGCAGAGCTGGTGTCCCAGGGTTCACCATCTGCCAGGTGGTTCCATCATGCCACAGGTGGCTCTGCCCATCAATGAACATGCTGCCGGCATGAGAGTCGTTTTCCACCCGAAGGGCGTAGGCAATGGGAATGTCTCTGGTGCAGGAGGCATTTGTATCCGGTCCAGGGCAGTCGTCTCCGTGCGGACCCCACGGGTCCTGCCCGATGTTGCACGCAAGGCTGGGGTCCGCCACACACCTGCCCATGAACCGATCCAGGTTCTTGTTCACACAGGTCCCTGCCCCACCTGTGCAGTGTCCATCGTTCATGCACCGCTTGGTCGTGGTGATGGAGCAGTTTCCCGTCTCCCCAGCTCCGAACCGCACCTCTCCATCCCGAATGTCCACTGAGGTAGCGGGGCCATCTACCAGCTGGCTACCCCGCCCAGTGTTGCTCACTTCATCAGCCCATTCAAACCCATTGGCCCTCTGATTGTAGTTGACTACATTCCGCACCTCTCCCCTAAGGCGGAAGAACTTTGGTGAGCGGTAGGTGGAGTGGGCGAACAGACCCCTGGCCATCGTGAGAGGGCCACAGCGGAGTGGATAGCCCCAGGGATTCGCTCCTTCGCTGGTACTCCAGCGGGAACCCTTCGCATCCTCTCCCTGGATGTTCACCTTTGGGAACGTGGGGTGGTTCTCTGCGTTCCCATCGTAGCCTGAAGAGACGATGAAGTTGGTTAGGGAGAGATCGCTGGCTCCAGGGAATCCGCAGGTGCCATCCACTCCCTCATCTCCGTAGAACTGGACGGAGACATGATCGTGGATGGAGCGCGTATCACGACGGTCCGATAGGTCGATCCCTCTCATGGTGGCCCCACCCTGGAGCCAACAGTTGTCGAGGTCTCCAAGGCAACAGGCCACGTCCATCGGCTCACAGATATTCGCCACTCCCGAGCCCTTGAGCCAGTTTCTGTACCCAGTCCCATCCATCACGTCATGCCTGTGGCGGACCCCCTGGACGATGACAGAGTGGGTGCTCACCCTATTCTCTGGCGTGCCCACGTCGAGGGTGTATTTTGTCATGGTCACGTTCTTGATAACGAACGTCCCTGGTGCCACAGTACAGGCCAGATACGTTCTCGAAGGGAGGTACAGAAGGCCTGGGAGAAAGTCGCCATTGTTCGGCGGGGCGTAGAGGCCCGAAGTGTTGCAGGCGATGATCCCATAAGAGTTCGGGTTGGCGAGCCAGTCCTGCAGCCGCTCGTCGATGGCCTCCTGCAACTGGCACACGTCTGGCGGCCCACCACAGCCATCATCGTCCGCTGTGCCCTTGTCGTCCACGACGTAGATCGTGGTCAGGCTCCCAGCCGGCGGGCGGTCTGCCGTGCAGCCATGCCCGATGCAGCCCGGGAACGGGGGCTGGGGCTTCCCAGGATTCATCACGAATCCTGCAAAGAGGAAGCTGGCGAGAACGAGTACCAGCCACATCTCAGTTCACCGGGATGCCGCCAGAGTACACCTCGAACGTGCAGGTCGAGATGATGCTCGGGCTGTCGTTGTCGCCGTCACCAGTTTCCGTGATCCTGAACTGGGCAATCAGTAGGTCGTCGATTGCACCAGCATCCAGGTCCAGCGGAATCTTGATCATGTAGTCCCCGTCCGCATCGACTGCCTGGTCGATCAGCTTTACGCTGCTGGTCTGTGTCCACGCCGGCGTCTGTCCAGCACCCTGGCCAGGTACGACGCCATCGTAGACGTCTACCACCACGGAGTACGATTCTCCAGCCTCCAGGGCGGTGTTCGGGCCCACCCCACAGATGGCACCGGAGAAGTGGAGTGGTCCAGCCAACGGGAAGGTGGTGGAATCCAGCTGAACATCCGACGTACAGTTTCCCAACACACCACCAGCCGACAGAACCTGGAAGCAGGTATTGGTCGTGTTGTGGACACCCTCCGTGGCGACCCTGATCAACTGGGCATTGACGGAGGGCAGGCGTTCCTGACCCATCGTCTCACGCCAGAACTGCCCACCCTCACCCGGCCCTGTTCCACCGAACTCGAAGAGGCGGCTGCCGGAGGAGGGGGCTGTATTCGCCACAGCGGTCAGGGTTTCGTTCCTGGGGTACGTGGCACCCACTGTTCCATCGTTCGGGCCAGTGAACACTGGAGCCGCCAGCTCCAATCTCTTGTTGTCCTGGTTGTCCTTGTAGACCCGGATCGGCGCCCCTGCCGCGGTGGGACCAGTGGTCCCGATCCTGAAGTCGATCCACCCCTCTGCCAGCTGGTTCGAGTTTCCTCTCGCACCGGTGGCCAGGACCCCCATGCACAGATCCAGCTCCCCGGCAGATGGGATTCCTGTCGTGGTTCCAGTGATGGTCGAATCCGACAGGCACACTGACGGATTGGGACTGGGAACCGTAGCGACGGTGTTGGCGAGGAGGGTGTCGAAGGTCTGTAGCCCTGAGAAGGTGTTGTCCACCGTCGGATCGAACAGGTCTGCGACCCACGACGACTTCAATCTCTCGCCACCAGCGAATCGGAACGCCCCACTACTGTGAACGAAGAAAGCCTGTTCACCGAGGTTGACCAGGGCATTATCCCAGTTCACTGAATCTGCGAAGGCGAGGCCTGTGCCGTTGTGGACGAAGTTGAGTGGGCCTGCCAGAATACCGGACCTGATGATGAGGTAGTCACCTGTGGTCGCACCAGCATCAGTGATGGTTACGTTGCAGCCATCCGGGTCCGAGTTGAGGATCGTGATACTGGTACTACTGGTACTCCACGCGATCGTCCCAGTATCCGGAGAATCGGCGACGCTGTTGTCCGTGCAAGCTGCAGAATCCGTCGCGGCCCCTCCGAACCTCGGGGGAGCCGTAAAGATCGTTCGAGCGGTGAACGTCTTGGCGCCAGTGGCGAAGGTCTGTACGCCTGTCAGCGTGGCAACCACCGCGGTGTCTGCGCTGCACCCGACCGCACCTGTGGTAGGGGAGCAGGTAACACCCGCGGAGCCGGTGACAGACGACACGCTTCCAGCGGAGCCATCGTCTGTTCCATCGAGGAAGCCCGCGGGCATCCCGATGATCTGCTGCCAATGCAGCTTCCCATCGCTGGCATTGGGTCCAGCAACGTTGGCATCGTCCATCTCCGACATTGCGGTGTCGAGGTCCGCGGCGGCAAACTTGCTGTCGGCGTCGTCGAAGGAGCAGAGGTCCCCGTCCTTGACCTCGGCGTCTCGATGGAGTCCAGCCGCGATGGACAGCGCTGCGGTCCAGCCTTCCCCAGGCGTACCGCCCACCACGATCTCGGCATCGCCCGTGACGCTGGAGACGTAGTTGCCCACCGTCTCCGTGCCCAGGGTCGGATTGACTTCATCCTTCTCCCCGGCGCCACCAACCCGAGCATCGGCGAACTCCCCACTGGTCGTGTCGGCCGCGGTGTGGGTGTGGACACCCGGGTCTCCGCCGCCACCCCCACCTCCGGGATCGTCGCTCGGGTAGGACGCGGCATAGAGGATGCCCGGGAGAACCAGCCAGGGAACCAGGAGTAGGAATCTGCGCTTCATGCTACTTCCCCGTCAGGTAGACGTCGCCCGTCCCGCTGACTCCGTTGAACCGAACCTTGACGAACGTGTCCTCCATGGCCGGACCGTAGGCCCAGTCCCCCGCGGCTGCGTCCATGTTCGTCTGCCGTAGGTCCTTGCAGGTGGTCCCATCCTCCTTGCAAGCCTGTGGCATCCCGATCACTGTCCCCCAAACAGTGAACGTGAACCCCTTCAGGTTCATGTTGTTCACCCGGACTGCCGCCGACGCCCCCGCACCCGCCTGGGCGTGGATGCAGTTCTGTGACGGCTGGAGCTTGTCACAGGGGTTGGAGGTCTGGAAGTCCTTGAAGTCCGCCGCCGCAGGAGCGGCCACCAGCAACGCTGCCAGAACGAGAATCCCCTTCATACCACCTCCCTCGGGAGGTACTGGGACCGTGAATCCCTGAGACTCTCCCGCAGTTCCATGTCTGCCATCAAGAGACTCTTGATGGCCTGGGGCTTCAGCGCCCCATACATCTCCATCAGGCTCTTGTCCCTGGTGACCGGGGCCAGCCTGATCATCACCTCACACAGCAGCAAATCCTCCCCATGCACTACCAACCACGGGGCACCAGCATCGGGCCACGTCGTGAACCTGGCAACCACCAGGGACGTGTCGTAGGGGGTGGAGGTCTTGGCATCGAGGGAGGCGTACCGGCTCTCCGTGAGGTAGAAGTAGCGGGCCTTCCCATCGGAAATCGAAGCGAAGTCGAAGGGATCGACCTGGATCAGATGGACGATCTCTCCTTCATCCGAATCCGTATAGTACCAGTCAACCACCTTCTTGATCAGCGCCGCACCCAGGTCCACAACCGGCGGATCTACCGCCGGAATGGAGACGGTCTCCTTCTTCTCCATGTAGGAGAGTGTCCAGTTCTGCTCGATGAACCGGGCGGCCCTGGCGGTAACGCCGGGGAGGTGGGCGGTGAGGGTTTCCGCCTCGTTCAACTCGAAGATCACTCGGTCGTAGAATTCAGCCAGGTCGGTCGCCATGGTTCCCTCAAAGGGAAACGGGGGCTGGTACCAACATCCCGATGGGGGATATTAGTACCAGCCCCACGCCCCGACTAGCCCTGACCCGTGGTCTGGAAGCCCTGGACCAGGTGGTGCGTCTCCGGGAAGTGCACCTCCAGCCCGCACTCCGAGAGGTACTCGGACTGCATCCCGTCGAGCCCGTTGCTCTGCCGGTTGGGCAGGTACTTGGTGTCGGAGTCCTTCAGGTAGCGGTACCTGATGTTCTCCATGTCCAGCACCAGGCCGGCGGAGTTGTAGCCGACGTAGGGCGTGCCACCCGTGGTACCTCCCACCATCTCGTTGAAGAGCGGGTGGGTCTTCAGCACCAGCGTCCCGAAGGGGGAGATGACGCGCATGACGTTCATGCCGTACTCCTTCTGCCCCTGCTGGAAGTCGTAGGTGGTGTTCTTCCGGATCAGCTGCTGCATCGAGAGGGCGAAGATGTTCCCGCAGAGGACCAGCTTCTCCTGGGAGCCGTAGCGGAAGATGAACTCCATCCATGCCTCGAAGATGGACATGGTGACGGTAGTGGCCGCCCAGTTCGTCTTCTGCGCCGCCGCCAGGAAGCTGACGATCCCACCGCTGGACCGTCGGGGGTGAGCCCCCGTCAGGTCCTGGGACCGGACACCCCAGATGCTGGCACGCTCGATGCCGACGCCGTGCATCTCCAGCGCCTCGCGCTTGGACTCCTTCACCTGGTCCCCGGTGCGGAGACGGGTCTTGGAGGCCGTGCGCGTGATGCCGAGAGCCGTGCGATGGATCTGCGTGTAGTTGAAGTCCTCGGTCGGGTTGTAGCCGATCGAGTTGGGGATGTCTTGCCCCTCCATGAAGGCCGTGCCGATGACGATGAGGTTTGGGTTGATGCCCGCGCCTGCGAAGGCCACGGCAGTCGGCGTGGTACCGCCGAAGCCGCGAACCACCGCGAGCGTGGTGTTGGTCGTCGGGTCTGCGCTGACCCGCACCAGCTCACCCGACTGCTCGACCAGCACGATCGTGTCCTTCAGGGCGTGCTTCGCGCCGTGCCCGTCGTCCACGATGGTCCAGTTCTGAGCACCCGCCGCTGCGTCGATGTTGGCGCCCAGCACCATCCGGCGCTGCTGGAAGCGCTTCATGAAGTAGTTGTAGCGCGGGTCGTCCGTGCTCTCCTTCTTCATCATCGAGGTCAGCCCGGTCAACGGCATCTTGCCGTTCGGGAAGAGGAAGAGGATCATCTCCCTCCAGTTCTGCGGACGCTGCCCGGAGGTCCAACCGTCCGTGTTTCTCAGGCCTTGAATCGGCATGGCGCCGCCTCCAGCGAACCTAGTCGATCAGGTCCGCCATGAAAGCCTCCTGGGTGTCCTTCGCCGGACCACCCGGAGGCCTCGCACCACTCGGAACCCGCCTCGGGCCACCAGCCCTGGGCGGTTCGGCCGGAGGTTCCCCATTCGGGGGCGGGGCCGCTGCCGGCTTCCCGTTGAACCCCAGGATGGACTCCAGCCTCTTCCCAACAGCGTCCCTCAGCTCGGGCGTCCACATTTGAGCATTCGTTTCAGCAGCAACTCGTTCGGCGACGCTTGCAATGAAGATCTTCAGTTCCGGCTTGTTGTAGCCGGGGTAATGGGAGTAGAAGTCGTCGTGTACCCTCTGGTCCTGCTCCTTGGCCGTGGCGATGGAGTGGACCGTGGTGGGGATCTCCTTCCCCAGCGCAGCCAGCCGCTCCTCCACCTTCTTCATGGTGTGCCTGTAGGCCACGTCCAGGGCACCATTGATGACCGTCTCCAGGGCCTGACCCCGGGTCTCCCCGTCCTCCGACTCCAGCAGTTCCCGCACCTGCTTGGGGATGGAGAGGCCAAAGATCCGCGGCTCCGGTTCCGGAGCCTTCGGCGCCGGCTCTGCCGGCTTGGCCCGAGTCAGCTGTTCCCGGAGCGCCCTGTTGTCTCGCTCCATCGCCTCCAGCCGTGCCAGCAGGGCAGGGTCCGTAGGAGGAACAGGGGCTGCCGGGGCGGCCGGCTCTGCGGGCGTCGGAGCCGCAGCGGCCGGGGCGGCGGGCTCGGCCGGAGTGGCGGCCGGTGGAGCGGTCGGCTTCTCCGGCTCCTCCGGGGGCTTCGCCTTCTCCTCCATCGGGTCGAAGACGAACAGATCCTCCAGCTCCTCCGGGCTGTAGGTCTGCTCCTCCGTCTCCTGCTCTTCCTTCACCGCTTCGGGCTCGTCCGCCATCACTCACTCTCCCCTTGGGTTGCGAGGTCCATGAGTTTGTCCAGGGTTGTCAAACTCGCCCTGAACTTCCCCAGAACACTCTTTGACATGGCTAGGACCGACAGGTCTCTTGCACCCTGTACGACATGCCTCCACGCCATGATGAAGTTCGGATGCTGGATCACCGCTGCCAGCCACTCCTGCTCTTCCTTCACCAGCGCCCTCGCGGGCAGGTGAACCATCTCCATCACCTTTTCTCTGACTTCAGGCTCCACGCATCAGCCCCTGCAGCGCCTGCTGCACCGGAATCAGATTCCCTGCCTGCGCCCCAGCCTCCACCACTTCATTCGGCTGAACGCTACTACCGGGTACTGCCCCCGGCGGGAGGCCCGCCGGGGCGGGGGCCCGCTTGAACTGCTCGATGTTCCTGGCACCACCCAGCTCCATGGTGTATTCCACCATCTTCCCAATGTCGTACTGAGCCCGAAGCTCCTGGTCCTGCGCGATGGCTTGAGTCCCTTCCTTCCAGATCTCGAACAGCGCCAGCCGATCCGGCGGGAGGACCCCATCGTGAACCGGGTAGGTGAAGTCGCCCACCAGGTGCTCCGGGGTCAGCAGGATCTTCTGCCCGTCGGCTCCCAGGACCGTGGCAGCGAACTCCTCCGAGAGGTACTGCTGGGTGTTCAGAGACATCTGCTCCGTCAGGTCCGTGATGGACTGGGCACTGATGATCCGTGCCAGGAGCGCGAGCCGGGAGATCGCGGCCTCCCCAGCAATCCGCATCTCGGTCGCTGTCTTTCTTCCACCCTGCTGCGGAACGCCCATCACATTCTCGTTGAACCCGAGCATCAGCTGCCCGAGCCGCATCATCAGCTCCACGTCCTTCGGGTGGTTCGCTGTGACGTCGAATACCTGCATCTGCATGATGGCCTGCCGAACATCCTGGCCCTGAGCGCTCGGCTTCAGCCGGATGTTCTTGCCCGGGCCAGGCCGCTCCAGATCCTTCCTCTCGATCATGTGAGGGTCGTAGACGAAGATGTTGTTCAGGTGCAGCCTGACGTTCTCGACGTGGCTGTTGACGAACCAGGAGATCAGATCCTGAATGGGCCCGATGAAATCCATCATGCTGGGCTGGCCGAAGCCATACCCGAAGGAGGTCGGCTCGCAGACGGAGACCCGGTGCTTCCCGTGGTCATCATCCACAGGCTCCGCCGCCAGGATCTGCCCCATGTTCCCGATAGCGAAGTACCACAGTTCGGGCTTCTCCGAAGCCGACAGCTCCAGCTTGCTGGGAATGATCTGGGCGGTGCCCTGATCCAGCTGGACGAAGTAGTCCGAGTCGAACTCGGTCCCAGGTACCTGTAGCCCAGTCTGCCCAGGGATCGGCTCACCTTCCGACAGCAGCGACCGGTTGCTCCAGGAGGCACCGTACTTGTTGATCTCCGTTGTTCCCCGCGGAATCTTCCCAACGTACTTCAGGTCCCCCGCCGTCTCCATCTTCATCAGCGTCATCAGGGAGGTGAACGTCCGCTGGAACACCGTCTCCCCTCTAGTATTCACCTCCGTCATCGGAACCCTGTGGTCCGGGAAGAAGAGATACGGGTCGATGTTCTCTACCGCGTTCCCCTCATAGACCACCCGCTCCTTCCTGGTCCTCCCCATCACCGGCACCGTCCCGCCCAGCGGGTTGGTGACGAGCTTCTGCTCCCTGACGGTCCGCATGGCCTTGACGACTTCCCACTCCGTCCAGAACGCACCCAGGCCATACAGGGTCACGTCGGAGAAATGCTGCCAGAGCTTCTTCACCAGCCGGATATGATCCGACTGGTACTGAAGCATCTCCTCCATGTGCCGCGCGTTCTGGACCGCCTCGTCCTTGTAGGACCCGATCGGGAACAGCGGCCGCCGGCCGCAGAAGGTGTGGACCAGGAAGGTGCAGATGGTGCTGTGAGCTGCGTAGGCAAACGGGACCACGAGAGGAAGCGCCAGCGGCGGCGCCATCTTCTTCTCCTGCATCTCCTTCAGCGTCTTGTCGTAGTCCGGCAGGGTGATGTACGCTTGCACCCTCTGCTCGTTCGCGCGCCAGCGGGAGTGGAACCGGGTCATCTCCCTCTCGGAAGAGTCGATCCGGTGCTTCAGGTAGTTCAGCACCTTCTCGTGGCGCTTCTCTCCCTCCGGCGTGGACTTGTCGAGTTTGTCGATGGGGCGGTCCAGCTCCGCCACCACCTCGACGCCAGACTGGAAGTCGTGGTCTTGATCTTCCAGTTCTACCTGTAGATCAGCAGCCACGTTCACCCCTGAGGCGGCAGGTCAGCCGCCGACAGCAACTCCATCATCTCTTCCTCCCCCAACTCCTGGGGGTTCCGCACCGCACTCATGATCCCGCGCAGGTTGTTCGCCAGGTCCACCAGGCTGTTCTTCGCGACGGACTTCAGGCCAGCACCCTTCGGCAGCCCCGCCTGATCCAGGTTCCCCCGGATTGCCTCCACCACGTTCTTCAGCTCGTGCCCCACCCCACCCGCCAGGGCCGGCACCACCCCAGCCTTCAGCGTCGCGTTCCGGCTCCCTACCACATGCCGGTAGGCGTCCGCCTCCGGAGTCCTGGCCCCACCGTACCGCTGCCCACCCGTTTCCAGCGCCGCCTGGAACTCCTCCGCCACATCCAGCAGCGCCCGCGGCATCGCCGGGGACTTCTCATCCAGCCTCACGATGGAGTCCAGGGCGGAGCGGAGCACGCCGAAGGGTTGGGCCTCGGGTCCGGGTGCCGGCCCCAGCTCCGGCATGTCCATCGCCTGCGGCTCCCCCTTCTTGGCCGCAGCCTCCTCCTTGTACAGGGTGTTGAACTTCGACCCCTGCCACTCGAAGGTGTCCACCCCGGAAGCTCTCGCCTTCGCGAAGGCCTTGGGGAAGGGGAGGCTGGAAAGGTCAGTAGCCACCGCGCCCTCGCCTGGGCATCACCGAGGCCGCATCCTCCCGCTCGAACTCCTTGGCGACCTTCGGGTCGATCCCAGCCTTCTTGGCGAACTTCTTGTTCTTCGCCGCAGCCTTCATGAACTTCTTCTGCTTCTTCGACTTGCTAGGCATGTTATGATGCCCACCTCCCAAAGTTTTCGTCGTCTTCCTCATACGCGCTCAGGCTCAGGTCTCCACCCGACGCCTGGGCAGCGAAATCATCCAGCAGCTCGATGGCCCCCGCCAGGGCATCCGGCCAGTCCAGCGGCTGCTCCTTCTTCTTCGGATTGAAGTCCATCAGCTGGGAATGGAGCTTCGGCAGGTACTGGACGTAGAAGATGTATCCATTCTGAGCCCTGGGCAGGATCATGCCCTGAACCCGGGCGTTCTTGGCCTTGTTGTGAGGGACAGGCCGGACCTCGAAGTACTGCTTCTTCCGGAACATCTCCTCCCGAACCAGGTGGACCAGGGCTGCCTGGTACTGCTGGCTCTCGATCCCGGAAATCCGGCAGCCCAGCACCTTCACCATCTGGAAGAACACGTCGATCAGCTTCCTGGGCGTGACTCCTCGGTCCCCCCAGCCAGCCCGAATCCCGATCCGCCCCAGGTTGGTGATCCCAACCCCCAGCGTCACGCACTCCGATGCCCTCTTCTCCACCGAAATCGCTGGATCGCAGTAGGTCACGGAGTGAACGAAGTGTTCTCCCTCCTTCAAGGAGTCCTGCTTGATCATGTGAGGCTTGAAGGGGTGATCCTCCTCCGCCCTGGGCTCGTTGAAGTACTCCAGGTAGTAGATGTGCAGCTGGGCGTTCAGGATGTAGGATTCCTTCTTCGCCGCCAGGCTTTCCCGACTCAGGCCGTCGGCCCAGAGGGGTTCTCCATCCACATCCAGAGCCCCCATGCTGATTCCGGTCCACTGGGGGTCCTTCATCAGCTTGGCCAGGAGGGATTCGGAGTGCAGAAGGGTGCCGACAGCCGTAATCGTCGCCTCCGGGTCCAGATCCTCCGACGGCAGGGCCGGAATCAGATCGCCGTAGGCCCAATTCCGCGTCTTTTCCCTCTGGTACTCCGTCTCCACACTCTCCTTGTCCTCCAGGTCGTCGCAAATGATCTCCTTCGGCCGCCGCCCATGGTGCAGCAGCCCCCGGATCTGCGCTCCCCTCCCCCTGGCAGCCATCGCGACACCCGAAAGCGTCTCGAAGAAGGTCTCCGACCACTTCAAGTCGCTGCTCCGATCGGGCCGCATCTCCCCAAACACGCTCCGGAGCCGGTGGTTGCCACCCAGTTCGTACCGGATGTTGTTCACCTGCATCTCCGAGTGGCTTGCGGTCTCCGAAACGTAACAGAAGAAGTCACACTCGTGGTAGACCGCTTTCCGAATCGGCACTACCACACCAGCCAGGGTGGTCTTGGCGAAAGCCCTGGGGAGGAGAACGACGGTGAAGCGGCCCAAGCAGAGCTTGACTTGCCAGGTGTGGGGTAGAAACCCCTGTGCCTCTTCGTGGGCCTTGATTTCCTGCCAGTCCAACTCCCGCTCACCGTCGGTCACTTGAAAGATCTGCCGCTTGACGACGAGTTCCTGCCTCTCCCGCCAAGCCTCCTCATCCTTCTCCACGAAGTTCTTCACGATCCACCACAGGTCCGGCGGCTTCCCGTCTCTGCTCTCCAGCAGCCACCGGGTCTTCTTGGTCAGGATCGCCAGGAGCCCGCGGTGGACCGGCGGCATCTCCTTCGGGAACAGGTGAGGGAAGAACGTGGTGCAGAAGAACTCGGGATTGGTCAGCCCCCTCTCCGCCAGCCTGATCCGTTCGTCCTTCTCCAGTTCAGCGGCCACGGTTCAGCACCTCATCCAGCATTTCCCGCAGCGCATCCAGGTCCGCATCCAGACTGATCTCTCCCTCCGGCCCCACCCCAACCTCCCGGGCCGGAGAGGTGGCCTGTCTGGCGGGAGTGGGAGGAGGGCCGGAGTGAATGTACTGGATGAAAGAAGGGAGATCGAACGTCTCGTGGACCTCATCACCCCTCACAGCCTGAATACCCATCGGCTGCATGGTGGGGCGGAACCGGACGCTGAGGGCGCCCTCATACGCCAGCACCCGCTCCAACAGATCATTCACCTCCTCCTGCACCCCAGAGATGGTCTGGTTGTCATGCCCGCGCATGTTGTCTGACATGCCCAGGAGGAAGTTGGAGAGGCTGTCCTCATCTCCGTAGTCCATCCCCAGCTGGTCGTTGAACACGTCCTCCAGAATCCCCAGCTGCCGCTCCGGCTGCTCCCTGGCATCCCCTCTAAACCAGCGGTCCGAGATCCGGTTGGCAGTCTCCTCCACGTCCGCCCGGTACTCGTGCTCCATCGGCTGGTCCCAGAACCCAGCCTCGGACTCCGGCACTTCCTCACTCATCTCCCTTGCCGTCATCCGACCAGTCCTGGTTCCTCCCAGCTGCCCCTGCATCTCCTGGTTCTCTGCCCGAAGCCTGGACATTTCCGGCGTGTCCAGGGGCCCGAGGACCTCATCCAGATAGGCCTGATCCTGATGCCGCGCGCGGGACTCGGCCAGCTCTCCCGGGCTTCGGGAGTGCTGGTCCCGGTATCGGAACCCGTAGATATCATCACTGGTTATTTCCTGCCCACCACCTCCAGGAGGCCCGGGCTCGAGCGGAGCCTGCAACTGCCCCGTCAGTGGCCTGCCCTGATCCCGCCTGAGAGCCAGATCCTCCAGCTCCCTCTGACTCTGCCCCTCCCCCACGAAGTTCCACTGCCCATTCGGGCGGTCGGAGTACAGCTCGAACCGACCCTCGGTCGGGAGGATGTTGTAGTGGAACCCGAAGGGCACCGGCCTGCCAGTGACACCAGTAATCGGCATCCCCAGGTTCATCCGTGCCGCGCGCAGGGCCCTCTCCACCCCCTGCTCCGACAGCCGACCTTCCGCGAACTGGAGGTTCAGATGGTCGCTCAGTTGAGACAGCGCCCCGTGTCTCAGGTCCTCCGGCAGGCTCCGGAGGAACACCTGGTCCTCCCGGCTGTAGACCATGTTCGGCCGCAGCATCTGACCTGTGTGGAGGACCATGCCCCAATCGTCATCCATCCTCTCTATTCCGTGGGGCAGATCCGGAGTCGTGATCTCCGGCGCCTCCGCGTGTCGGGGCATCGGCCTGTTGGCCCAGTAGTCATGCTCCGAGGCAGCACTCGGATCTGCCCGGCTCATCGGGGCGTCACCAGGAGGTGCCAGGGGCCGCGGCGGTTCCCAGTCACCAGGGAGTTGGCTGGCAGCCTCCTCCCCCGGCACGGCCGTCTGCTGCTTGTGGAACAGCCTCTTGGCCCGGCCGATCTCCTGCGCTGCCCGCTTCTCTCCCAGGCCCTGGATGCTCCGGAGCAGCTCATCCGGCATCATCTTCGGCACCAGCCCGACGATGGCCTTCGGGGCAACCCCGAGCGGGCTGGACATGGGGCCGTAGGCTAGGAGTTGCTCCAGCCAGGGAGCATCGGGCGGCGGCGCGGCTCCAGCCACCAGCCCCTTCACCAGCGCAAGCGGGTCACTCCGCTTGGCAGGGTCCATCCAGCTGGGAAGGTTCTGGCTAGCCAACGAAGCCCCCGCCTCTCCCAGCTAACGCCATTGGGTTGAGCTTGAGGCGGGGGACAGTGAAGTTGGACTGGGGACCGCCATAGGCTGCGGGGCCTACAGCAGTCGGCGGCGGGAGTTCGGGGAAGGAGATTGGCGGGAGGGCCCGCGGCTGCCTGGGTGCTGTGGGTTGGGCCTCGCTTCCCAGCCCCCCAGCGGCACCCGCGAACCCTCCCAAAGCGGAAGCCAGCCTGGGGCCGAAGCTGGAGAACTGCTGAGGCTTGACGTCCACTCCCTCACCCCGGAGGATTCGGGCGGCCGTAACAGGGTCCACTCCAGACCCCACCACATACCCGGACGCTCCACCCTTGGCTCCCTGGCTCACCTGGTCAAAAGCCCCCACCGGCTGAACCTGAGCCTGCCCCGGCCCGAAGAACCGCTGGATCGCGCTTACCATGCTGCTCATGTAGCCGGGTAGGTCAGCCATCAATCACCCGAGGTAGTGCCAGGAGTAGAAGGGTGCGGTGCCCGGTTCCCGCAGCAGGAAGGAAGCCAGCTGCGCCTCACCCAGCTGGATTCTTTCGCCGAGCACCGCACCAGGTCTGAAGTGTTTGAACGCCTCCACCATCACAGCATCCCTCCCAGGCCATGCTGTGGTGCAGAGGGGAAGGTAGAGGGACTCCAGCTCCCACCGGGCGTCGGGCACCCAGGAGAGCTTTGACTCCAGTATGATGAGAAGGCCGGGGGCCAGGAGGACCGCATCTGGTCGGGCCATCCCGAGTCCATTCCCATCACAGAACTGAATCCAGGGCTGGAGGATGACGGTGAGGTCGGCCCTCCTCCCAAGACGGAGAAGAGCGCGCCCAACAGCTCGCTCATACGCCCTCCCCCGAGCCTTCGCTCCCCGGCTTCGCGGGCTCCCCACCAGCCGGAAGTCCGGGAGGTGTCTCGCCCACAGGAGGTCCGCCAGGACGCGCTTTGACGACGTTCTCCCCCTCGCGGGCCTGGGCACGGTTCTTCATCTCCTCCAGGTCCTGTGGACCCAGGTTGGTTGACACCACCTGGAGCCTCTTCACCGGGCTGTACCCGGTCCGGTCCAGCAGATCCCGGGTGGCAGCCACCAGCGTCTCTGCCTTCACCGACCGAGACTCCACCTTCTCCCGGAGGGCATCCATCACCTCATCCCGGAGCCCGAGGAGGTCCTGGGTGAAAACCACCTCCTCCTGGAAGATCTCCTTCTGGTAGGACTCCACCAGTTCCGCGAAGGCGGGGCAGCCAATCAGGCGGTTGAGGCCAGCCTCGGAGGACCGGAGCACCCTTGCCACCACCGTCTTCGGATGCCCCTGGGCCAGGAGCTGGGCAGCCCGGTGGTGGCGCGCGGTGATCCTCTGGAGATCATCCTGGGATGCCAGGGTATTGGTGCCAGCCTGGAAATTGGACCGGAGATCCAGCACATCACCGGCGGACAGGCTCCCCACCTCTCCGATGATATCCAGCTCCCCGGTAATGTCCAGGCTGGCAGCCATCAACTCTTCCTCCGCGGCCGGTGAGTCAGCCGGCGAACCGCTGGTGGCTCCTCCCGGTCGGTGTCCGTGTCGGAGTCCTTCGGCTCCGCCTCGGGCTCCTCCGGAATCGGCAGATCCGACGGCGCGGACCCGCTGATCCCCTCCGGCACCACTGCCGCTTCCAGCGCCGCCAGGATCGAGGGGTGCGCGGCTTCCCCCACCTCCGCCCCGCAGCGGTCGTAGATCTGCCGGTAGAACTCCCGGGCCAGCTCCTGCGTGTGGAGATCCGGATGCACCAGCTTCTCCTCCAGCGTCGGCTCCCGTTCCTCCTCCACCAACGCCTCGGAACCAGGATGAGTGGGCTCTGACATTGACACCTCCTGTTGTGGGGCCGGCGCGGCCCGGACTCCCAGGCTACCCCACTCTACCACGAGGGAGCTGGGGTTGTCAATGGGGGGATTTCGCAACGGTGATACAGGCTGGATTGGGACGTACATACGTGGTTCCAACCTGCCAGAAAATTCCGGGGCCTCCCCGTGGCGGTCGGCGCCCCACCACGAGGGGGGTGGGCCGGTGCTGAGTGACACCGCAGCGGTTCGGCCCCGGGCGCACCTGGTACACAATAAAGAGTCACCTCCCGATCCACAGGTGATGGCGCCAACTGGAGACACCCGGCGGTGTAGACACCTGATGATGTAATGAACGCTGTCATGTGTTGACACCTGGTAGTGTGGACACCTGGTGGTGTGACACAGGCCGGTGTGGCGGACACCTGGCTGTGTCAACACTGTTCGGTGTAGCAAGGTACAAAAAGAAACGGCGGGCCGCAGGCGCCCGCCGCTCTTTTGTGTCGCCGACCTACTTCGGTTCGGCGATCCCGAACGGCGCCAGGTCCTTCAGGATGATGGCCCATGCGCCCTTCTCGCGCTTCTCGACGATGGCGCGGAGGCCCTTCCAATCCGCGCCGTTGATCGCGGTCCGGTCCTTCCCGCGTGCCGCGTGCCGGCGCGTGACCACGGCGCGAACCATGTTCAGGTCATGGTCCGCCGGCTTGCCGCCACCACCCGTGACGTGCTTCCCGGACTCCCACGCGGCGACCTTCGCCCGCGGGCCCTTCAGGTCCGCGTCGCCGGCCGCCCGGTCACCCAGGATGCGCTCCAGCCCGGTCACGAAGACCGCGCCGAAATCGAGGCCCGACGCCGCGGCTTTCGCGGCGTCGAACGTCACTTCCCCCTTGTTCCCGACCGTCAGCTTGATCTTGTCACCGAGCTCGATTTCGATTTTCACCTTGGTACTCCAGCGGTCTGTTTGTGTGACCGCACCCGGAATCTACCACGGGCCGGAACGGGATGCAAGCCCCGAATGAATGGGCCCCGACACCCCGGGCCGGGCGCGGCCGGGCGCAGGTGCGGGGTGCCGGGCGCGCAGGCGCCCAGGAGCTGCAGGTGAAGGCACCACCACCTCTACCTGAACACCAGGTGAAGGCGCCAAGGGCACCGCCCCGGGCGCCTGGTAACTACATCCCCGCCCGGGATGTAAATACACGCCCTGTAGTCCCTATTGAGCCCTGAAAACCCCTGCGGCACCCGATGGGTGTAGGTACCAGGCCGCCGCTCCTAGTACCTAATATATATATACTGATACATACGTCAGAGGACCCCCCCACTCAAATACCCCCCACCGAGCAGGGCTCACTAGGGAACTTAGGGCCAACGTACATACCAGCCCCATCCGATTTCCATTGTAACCTCCCTCCCCCTATGATACAATCCCATCCCGACCCAAGGAGGGTCGGGACCACCAAACCCACCCCGCTTCGGGGTGGAAGGAGTACCATCAAATGGTCACCCGGCAGCAGGCCAGCCAGGCCTTGACCGAGCTGTTCAAGTACGCCCTGCAGAAGGCACTACAGGCAGAGAAGGCCGAGGCGGTAGGCCCGGCCACCCTCACGCTCCTGACCGAGCAGGTCAGGACCTTCATAAACCAGGAGGACTAAGATGATCCGCCCTGAATTCCTTTCCTTCATCACCTCCCTCCCTTCCTCCCCGGAGGTCCATCCCCACCCACTCCATCACCTCCTCCACCTCCGCTACCCCAACGGCGCCTGCCCCATCGTGGAGCGCGCGCGGCTCCGGGTGGGCCTTCACACCCTCGCCAGCAGGGTCGGGCTCGATCCGGCTCCCGATGGTGGTGGGTGGCTCGCAGGGGATGAGGACCCGGACGATTCCGGGTACAGCGATGCTGCCCTGATGGAGCGGCTCAATGAGGAGGCTGCTGGCTACGCCAGGTTCCTCATCGGGGAGCTGACCATGGAGGAGGTGAACGCCATCATCGACGCTGCGGACAACTTCCAGATCCTCCCGACCATCAGGCTGTTCTGATGACGGAGGTCAACATCAAGATCGTCCTGGATGGGGAAGAAGCGAAGCTGTTTCTGGATGGAGAGTGGGCAGCCACTCTCCATCTCCACTCCTCCTTCCCCGACACCATCAACAGTGAGGTCGGTTGGCTCGCCGAGTTGGCAGTCCGCCGGCAGCTCACCCTTCACTAGGAGTACCGTCTCCTGCATCTGCTTCCGAGAGTCAGGCCACTTCTTCGGCTGGGACCTCAAGCTGCTGGATGAGTACATGGCAGCGTCCCGCAGGGTGGCAGCACGATGATGTAGCCTCCTGCCTTCACCAGCCACCACCCGGCCGGACACCTGCCCGGCCGGGTTGTGGTACTGAAGGGTGGCAAGGAGCCACCCCATAACCAGCAAGGAACACGGCCCCTCTTCGGGGCCGGGAGTACCTAGAACATGCGTTGTCCTGACTGCAACAAGTTCGCTTCCTACGACGAGCCCGAGGTGGAGGAGAACAGCATCGACGATGCCACCTCCATCGAGGTCACCGTCGGCCTCAACTGCGCCGACTGCGGCGGCCGACTCAAGGAGGCCCAGATCACGTTGGCCCTCGGCGAAGAGCCTTCCCACCAGGACCCGGCCTGCGACGGGACCTGGATGGTGAAGAACGACGCTGTGGACTACGAGCCCAGCACCCGCACCGAGGGGACTGGGCGTGGCACCAAGACCTTCTACGGTGCCAAGGCCAGCTGGACGGTGGAGTGTGACACCTGCCACGCCTCCCACGAGGTCACGGCTGCGAACGACGAGCAGGCTTCCAACTTCGAGGAGGCATAGATCATGGCCGACCTCATCAAGCGGCGCGGATTGGAGGTACACCTCATCGCCGAGGCCTACCTCGCTCTGCTCCAACTCCCGTTCAACAAGACCCGAATGGACCTGCAGCCCACCCTCTGCACCCTTCGGGACACCATCGCCGACCTCACCCAGATGCCAGCGCAGGAGGTACAGGAGTTCTTCGAGAAGTTCTGTGCTACCCGCTCCATGCTGGAGCGGCTGGCCGTAGTCAACGAGGAGCTGTCCCTTGTCCAACCCTGACCGGTACCTGATCTCCCAGGCAAAGCAGATCGCTCTCATCCACGAGTCGATGGTGAACAACTCCGAGCGGGGCGAACACCACCGGGCCTGTCGATGCGATGCGATCTGCGACGCGCTCACCACCATCGCTGACGCCACGCAGCAGCTGGCCGAGGCAGGAGGATTCTACGATGGCACCCAGCACTAGCCCCAGCCAGGGCCCGGACCGCACCCGGACCCTCGTTGCCAACGCCAAGCGGGTGGGGGAGCAGGAGGCATACGTCAAGATCCTCGCTCGCCTGCTCTACATGCAGGCCAACCAGGACCTGACTCCCGAGGCACGCAACGCCCTCGTGGATTTCGGTGGCTGGGTAGCGGAGCAGGCCCAGTCCGTGGGGAGGAAGGGATGAGGGAGTTCCGCCGTCTGATCTGGCTGTGGCGCAACCGTACAGCCATCACCCGAATCCTGCTCCTGGCGGATGGGATACTGGATTGGCACATCAATCCAGGTCGCCATCATCCGAGGGCCACGAACCACGCGCGCTACCTCAGCCAGCTGGCGGAGGAGTTCAACAAGCTGTCCCCGGGTCAGTCGATCCGGGTCACGCTGGAGGGGATCTGACATGGAGGTAACGTTCTCTCTTCGCCTCGAAGGGGACGACGCCCTGGTCCCGTGCAAGCTGGACCTCCGAGTCACCATCACCTCCGACCCCAACTACGGGGCCGACCGGGACGGGAGGCGGGGTGAACACCGCTGGTTCATCGACGAGATCCTCTGCGACCGGGCGGAGACGTGGGCGGGTGCAACCCTCACCCAGTCCGCCATCGAGGCCCTGATCGAGCGACACAAGGACACCATCGAGGACCGGGCTCTCACCATCGCACGGAGCGATGACGGGCCCGACCCTGACGATGCCTGGGATTCCAGGCACGACGACTAGGAGGCTGACGGTGATCAAGTTCAGGTTCAAGAACGAGGAGGGTACGGTGGAGGAGGTGGTCGGTACCTCGGCAGAGGTCGTGACCAACTTCGCCTACCTCGAGAACCCCGAGCGGCTGAAGATCAAGCTCGGAGAGGCGGTGCTCAAGGAGGTCAGCATCCGCGACGTGATCTCCATGGTGGACGACAGCTTCACCGGCGAGTACACTCCGGACCTGCACACTCCGGAGGGGGAGGAGAAGTCGTGATCATCGGAGCCTTCGAGTGCAACGGAGACAGGTACCGTCTCCACGAGACGGAGGCCACGCCGGAGCAGTCGGATGACGAGGCTGTGCCGGACTCCATCACCCTCTACCTTCTGGAGGTGGACGGTGCCGTGGTCTTCTCCTCCTCCAAGCTCAGCTCCGTGATGGTGGAGCTGAACCGCTACCTGATTCAGGCGGAGGGGAGAACCCTCCGGGTGGGTTGATTGGTACTCCGCCCACCGCCCAGGGGGCTCACGCCCCCTGGGTCCTGGGTGGGGTATTGACACCTGCCATCTGGCTGTGGTATACTGGTTCTGTTCCGTTGCGGGAGGTGTTATGATCGTAGGTTTCACTGGTACGAGGAGCGGTATGTCCGACAACCAGCGCGCGCTGCTCCGAGAAACCCTCCGATCCCTTGGCGCTACCTGTCTCCACCATGGGGACTGCATCGGTGCCGATGCCGAGGCCCACGCCATCGCGAAGGAGATGGGCCTGAAGGTTGTGATCCATCCCCCCACTCTCGAACGGCGGAGAGCCTTCTGTGTCGGAGACGAGGCCATGCCTCCCCGACCCTACCTCCTCCGTAACCTTCACATTGTAGATGCTGTCCAGGTCCTGATCGCAGGCCCATCCACCAACAACGAGGGCACACGGTCTGGTACCTGGTACACTGTTCGCGCGGCGCGGCGCGCAGGTAAACCCATCACAATCCTACCGCGCTAGGATTAGGAGTACCAATTCCATGCAGCTGACAGCACAGCAAGAGGCTGTGCTCGCCAACCTCGGCAGGTCCCTCGGGGTCAACGCCGTGGCTGGGAGTGGCAAGACCTCCACGATCGAGGCAGCAATCCGCAAGTATGGAGCAGAGGGGACCATCTACGTGGTCTTCAACAAGCGGAACCAGCTCGAGGCGGAACGCCGGCTCCCGGCTGGCGGCCTGGTCCGCACCTTCAACTCCATCGGTCATGGTGCTGTGATCAAGCACCTCGGGAAGGTGAGGCTCGAAGAACGGAAGGGCTGGAAGGTGATGAACGAGCTGGGCATCGAGTGGCCCGACCTTCCCTCTCTCCTCCGTGTCGCCCGGGTCCTGGGCATGGTGCCCACCGGGAGCATGGGCAACGCCCCCGGCCTGATCGAGGACAGCCAGGACAACTGGGAGTACCTCTTCGATCGGTTCAGCATCGAACCGCCGGAAGATGGCGGCGATCCGGTGGAGCTGGGACGTGAAGCCCTTCGCCTCTCGATCAGGTGGGCCTGGCAGGGAACCATCGACTTCACTGACCAGATCTACTTCCCTGCCATCTTCGGTTCTCCACTCCCCACCGGGACCATGGTCTGTGTCGATGAGGCACAGGACCTGGACCCCTGCCAGCAGGTCATGCTGGACAGGATGGTGACGGACACCGCCCTCATCGTCGGCGACAAGTACCAGGCGATCTACGGGTTCAGGGGTGCCGACGCCAACAGCTGGGACCGGCTGATGGAGCGACACTCCTGCATCCAGCTCCCCCTCACGTGGTCCTTCCGGTGTCCACGGGCTGTAGTTCGGGAGGCCCAGCAGTGGGTGCCGGAGATCCTGCCCACCGATTCCGCTCCGGAAGGGGAGGTGAAGGACCTGGGACGTGGAGCCTGGCGAGAGATGATCAAGTACGGTGACGTGATCCTCTGCCGCAACAACAAGCCCCTCATCCCCGTGTTCTACCAGCTCCTGCGGAGGGGGATCGGAGCCAAGATCGCCGGGGCTGACATCGGCAAGGGGCTGATCGCCCTGGTCAAGAAGATCCCGGGTGGGAGCTTGAAGGAGTTCCTGTCCAACCTGGAGATCTGGGCCGAGGCCGAGCGCGCCAAGGCTCGGGCGAAGGGGAAGGAGTCCAAGGTCGGGCTGATCGACGACAAGGTGGGGTGCCTCATCCTGATCGCCGAAGCAACCGGATCGAGGGATGGGCTGATCAAGCAGATCGAGTCCATGTTCTCCAACGAGCGCGCTCCCGTCACCCTGTCCACCGTCCACAAGGCGAAGGGGCTGGAGTGGGACCGCGTGTTCTTCCTCGACCGTGACCTGATTCCTTCCCCCTACTGCAAGCTGCCCTGGGAGCAGCAGCAGGAGCGCAACATCCTCTACGTGGCTGTGACCCGGGCGAAGCACAGCCTCTTCTACGTGAGGAGCTAGTCATGTGGGAATGGCTGGATCGCAACCTGTTCTGGGTGGTCCTGATCCTGGGTGTGGGACTGATCCTCCACCTGGCATGGAGGTGGTAGATGATCGAGACAATCACCGAAGCCATGTCTGCAGCGAGCGAGATCACCTGCCCGCGCATGGTGTTCAAGGTCTTGCCAGATCCGCTGCGGCTGGCGGTGTACCCTGACGCCACGGTCATGTGCAACCTGATCCCCACACGAGTGGTACCCTTCACCTTCAGGTGGGCCAACCTCTCATTCCACCTCCCGATCGAGGAGCTTCGGTTCCTGGCCATCGCCTACAAGCTGGCCGCCATCGCTGAGGATCATGAGAGGTCGGAGCGGTTCAGGTTCCGAGGCACCCCGATCTTCAACCACCACTTCTGCTGGGGTCTCAAGGAGGTGGATGTCAACGCCGCTGCCTACTACATGGACCTGTTCGATGAGCCCAGCCTCCATGGTACCAGCTTGGGCGACCCACTGGAGCTGAGAGAGAGGCTATACAGGCGGGAGGTGAAGATGCAAGGGGGTGGTGATGGAAGCTAAACCCGGACCCCAGCCCTGTGAGAAGATCGTCAACCCTGGCCCTACCTGGGCGTACTGCGGGTGGTACACGGAGCTTCGCGATCCACAGGGTAGACCCCTCTGCTCCAAGCATGGTGGCAACCTGCCGCCGAGGCAGGACTGATGCCCTACACGCGCGCGTCGCTGGCAGAGATCCGTGCCTTCATGGATGCTGCCATGACGAGGGAGGAGGGTGTGCTGCTGGAGTTTGATACAGCTGCGGCAGCCACCACCTTCATCCACAAGGCAAACATGGCGAAGAGGATTGAGAGGGAGGAGGCTCACAAGCTCCTACCAGTGGACCCCGGCTATGGCATCTCCCCGTATGATCAGGTCAGGATCAAACGCCACACTCCGCAGCAGGTTTTGCTGCGGGTGGAGCGATCCTTCGCTGCCCTCGGGTTGAAGAAGGTGGTGGACATGGAGACAGGGGAGGTTGTGGAGGAGGATGAACTGTGAACCCTGGTAGTTACATCCCGATTGGGGATGTACCTACCGGGCCTCACACTTTTCCCTCCCGAGGTGTTGACATGCCGTTGCACCCGTGGTAGGATCGAACAATCAACCGGCCGGACAATCCGGCCCTCACCAGCCGGACCAAGGCCGGCAACCAAAGAAGGAGACTGGACATGCAGATCGCAGCCAACACTCCCACCAGGGAGATCACGATCCAGGAGGTCGTGGTGTCGGTGCCCATGCCGTTCAAGGCAGGTCACACCGTCAACGAGAACGAGGCCCACGCGCTGAACCAGGTGCTCGCGGAGAACGTCCGCAACAACCTGGCCGGCGACTTCAAGGAGGCCAAGGAGGAGGCCGCCAAGAACGGGACCGAGCTGGACGTCAAGGCCCTCCAGCGGATGACCGACCTCTACATCAAGGGGGACGGCAAGGAGGACAAGGGCTACGAGTTCGGCGTCCGCACCGGAGGCGTCCGGGTCGCCGACCCTGTGGAGGCGGCGGCGCTGGAGTTCGCGCGGGGCCTGGTCCGCAAGAACATCACCCAGACCGGCGGCAAGCTCAAGGACTTCTCGCGCGCCCAGATCACCGAGCGGGCGGAGAAGCTCCTGGAGAAGAACCCGAAGATCCGGGAGCTGGCCAAGTCGCAGGTCGAGGCGGCGAAGGCTCTCGAGGCGTCGGTCAAGGTGGCCTAGCACCTAGGAGCCGGGGGTTTCAGGGGGGTGCTTTCGCCTCCCTGCTTCCACCCCCCAACTGAGGGAGGATACCTGCCCTGGACCCCCGGCTCCGCTCACGCCTCGTGTCTCTGCTGGATCAAGCCAACGATTCCGAGGAGGGTATCTTCGTCCGCTCCAAGGCGGTAGGTGCCCTCCGTCGGAACATCAGCAAGGTGATTCAAGATGAGCGACAAGCCGGCAGCTCCCTCTACGACGGGCTCCGAATCGCCTTCAGTCCTCGCCGCCCGCACGACGAAATCTGGATCGTCCACCGTGACGGAGGCGGCGCTGGTCGCAGACGCCGACATGCCCAAGAGGATGGTGACTCTTCGGCTCTACGAGGAGGACCTGGACCTCTTGAGGTCGGTCTATTCGACGAACTACAACCTCCCGATCAGGCTGATGGTGCATCGTCACTGTCAGAACATCCGAGCGAGGATGGAAGGAAAGACGAGCAGTGAGTGAAGAGAATCCCGTAGCCCTGGTCAACCTCGATCCCACCATCGACGAGCTGTACTCCCGCCATCCTCTGGACCTGGGACCGGAGGACAGGAAGAAGATCATCGCCTCCCTCCGGATCGCGAGGGAGCGGTGGATGGCGGAGGAGTCGGCCGCCCGTACCTCGGGCCGGAGGGTGAAGCCCTCCGCCGGGATCAAAAACCCGACTGCACTCCAGGCCGCGATCGACGCGGTGAACCTGGAGGAGATCGACTTCTCTGAATAGCCCGGCTTCCGGGCAAGGAGCACCATGCGCCTCACCGCACTGGTCACAGACATAGAGGGAGAGTCCCCTCCGTTCTCCGTCGGGGATCGTTTCTCGATCCTACTGGAGGATGATTCAATCACCATCCCTGGTACCTTCACCGCCTTCGACTCCACCCCCTTCTCCGGGCGGTGCGAACCAAGCTGCATTGGATCACCAGACCACGCCTGGTACTGGAGCATCCTGCCCACTGGCAGCTTCACCATCGCCCGGAGGGAGTGGTACACTCAGGAGTCCGGCAACTCCTTCGGTACCTGGACGGAGGTGGTACCGCTGCCGGTGCCGGAACCCCTGACCTCCTTCGACCTCCTCCTCTTCGGGATGCTGGTCGCAGCCCTGGTCCTACGAGGAGCACGTCGATGAGCTGCCCTCATGACGGTGGGGAGTCGGGGACCTGCGACTACTGTGGGGAGTATGGTCAGCTGAACCACAACTTCGACGGCAGCGAGGATTGCATCTGCAACAGCTGCGCCGACGAGATCACAGGTACGGTGGAGCCATAGACATGCCCTGGAGATCTGTCCCGATCTGCGACGAGTGCTGGGATGAGGAGCATCCCGATGGCCCGGTCCCTGTCCGCATCCGAGGGGACGCGGGCATCTGCTACATCTGTGGAGAATTGACCACTGGCATTTATGTCAGGCGGGAAGTAAAGGAGGATTGACATGCCCGAGTATCTTCGAGATAGGATAGTAAAGCTGACGATCAGGTGGGTGTTCATCGGCTTCCTCCTGGGCTACGCAGCAGGGTACTTCGCCCACTGGCTGGTGGTGCGATGACTGATTCTCCCTTCTCCAAGCACATCCCGAAGCTGCAGGTAGCCTGGGACCAGACCTCCCTGCAAGAGGCCCTGTTCTGCCCGCGCCGTTACCAGTACCGAATCATCGAGGGGTGGACCAGCAAGATCGAGGCTGTGGACCTGACCTTCGGGATCATGTACCACGCAGCCCTGGAGGTGTACGACAAGGCCCTTGCCGGTGGCAAGTCCTGGGAGGAAGCCCAGGACCTCGCCCTCCAGAAGGTCCTCTCCGACTCCCACGGCTGGGACTCCGACATGCCGGAGAAGAACCGCTTCACCTTGATCCGGTCAGTGGTCTGGTACACGGAGCACTGGCAGAACGACGCCTTCCCCACCATCATCCTGCCCTCCGGTGTCCCAGCGGTGGAGCTATCCTTCCGCATCGAACTCCCGTTGGTGGCACCAGGGGGTGACAAGTACCTGCTGTGTGGCCACCTCGATGGGCTGGTGAAGAACCCCGGCACTCAACAGGACATGGTGAGGGAGCGGAAAACCACCAAGCGGCAGCTGAACCAGAAGTATTTCGATGGCTTCTCTCCCGACACCCAGGTCAACGTCTACACCATGGCAGGCAACATCGCACTCAGGGCTCCGACCGAGGGGGTGCTGATCGACGCCTGCCAGACGGGGGTCAACTTCTCCCGCTTCTCCCGTGGCATTTCCCTCCGCACCCCTGCCCAGGTGACGGAGTTCCTGTCCGACCTGACCATCCACCTTCGCCAGTTTGAGGAGTACGCCAGTGAGGAATACTGGCCGATGAACTGGAGGAACTGCTGGAGCTGCCACTTTCGTGGGATCTGTTCCAAGGACCCGGAAGCACGGAAGTCCTGGCTGGAGGCGGATTACCAGAAGCGGCCCTGGAATCCGCTGGAGTCCCGCTGATGGCGCTTGACGCCCACGCCATCCGGGCTGGGCTGAGCCGCGGGGACGTGCTCTGTCCCGAGTGTGGGCGCGACGCGTGCGTACACCGCGAGCAGGTTAGGGTCTGCGGCAACCCAACGGCCTACAGCGCCGCCCTCGCCGCCGCCCGCGTGCTCGCCGAGGAGTGCGAGCGGCTGGAGCGGGAGAACGAAGCCTGGTACGCGCGGCGTTCTCGCGACCTCAAGGCCCGCGAGGGTCGCGATGGCTGACCACGCCCAGCGTGCGGAAGCGGAGGAGGGGGAGGTGCTGCCGTGCCGGTGGGCGATCCGAGCAAGGAGTGGGAAATGACAAGTGGATACTGGTACATCGCATCCCCCTACTCCAAGTACCACGCTGGCATCGACGCAGCCCACGATGCCATCGCCTTCGAGGTGGCACTACTGATGAAGGAGGGGATCGCAGCCTACTGCCCCATCCTCCACTGTCACAACCTCGCGAAGCTCCATTCCCTCCCCACAGACGCCGGCTTCTGGCAGGCCTTCAACCACACCATGATCGAGCATTCTTGCGGGATCATAGTGGTCATGCTGGCCGGCTGGAGGGAATCGTCGGGGGTGGAGGATGAAATCACCCTGGCCTTCAACCTGTCCAAGCCCATCGTGCCGATGGTACCTGGTGTGGTGCCATCGCTCGTAGGAAGGAGGTAACATGCTCAGAGCCATCCTTCTGATCCTGGCCTTCGGCGTCGTGATTCCCCTCGCCGACTGTCCCAGCCAGGATCGCAACCCGGCCGTAGTGGCCGACTGACCACGGAGCCCCGACCCAACATCGGGGCTCCCAGGAGTACCATGCTGAAACCGATCTGTGTCAAGTGCAAGCTGTTCTTCAAGCCCAAGAAGTCCGGCATCACTGTCGAAGAGGGGAAGCCTGTCGGTCGGGACCCCGAGGTGTGGATGCCGTACAAGCTTTGGGTCGCGGACCTCTGGGAGTGCCGAGGCTGTGGGGACCAGATCGTCTACGGTTCCGGCCAGCGGCCCCTCGCGGAGGACTACCAGAAGGATTACCCGGAGGTGGTGGAACGCCACCCTCCTCTTCTCCGGGTCAACGACTGTTGACAAAGTATGGAGGCCCGGTGGATTTTGATTGCAACCTCCAACCCGTTGTGATACAATCCGTGTCACATTCGAGGAGTACCAATTGCCCAGTCTTGAAGTAGTTGCCCCTCACCAGCTCGTCAAGATGCTCTACATGGGAGAGTCAGGTTCCGGCAAGACCGGCTCCACCGCAGCCCTGGCCAAGGCCGGGTACAAGCTCCGCTTCGTTGACTACGACGCTGGTATCCAGATCCTCCTCGACGACAAGATCCTCCCTCCTGAGTTTCGGAAGAACGTCATCGTCGAAACCCTCCAGGATAACCTGGAGGTTCCGATCGGCATGATGAAGAACGTCCAGGGTCCGAGCGGGAAGTACCAGCAGGTACAGGTGGTGAACCCCGCTGTCATCGGTACACCCCAGGCGTTCGGTCGGGGAATGCTGCTGATGGATCGGTGGAAGACGGAGACGGAGGACCTCGGTCCCGTCAAGACCTGGGGTTCCGACTCCATCCTGATCATTGACTCCCTGACCATGCTGGCCCTGTCAGCCCTCCGATACCAATGCTTCGTGGCTGGTCGAAAGGAGGACAACCCGTGGCCGGCGGACTGGGGCGAGGCGCAGAGGATGCTCGAATCATTCCTCGGGATGGTCACGAACCAGAAGGCAGTCCCGTGTCACCTCATCGTCATCTGCCACGTCTCCTACCAGTCGGCAGAGGACCTGGGGATGCCGCAGGGTACACCGGCTCGTGGCCTCCCGATCACCGTTGGTCGGCAGCTCTCCCCGAAGGTGGCGAGGTACTTCAACACCTTCATCCAGGCCAAGACGCAGGGGAGCAGCAAGATCATCGAAACCGTCTCCAATCCCAATACGGAGTTGAAGGTCCCCGTCCCCTCGAAGATCCCCAACCAGCTCCCGCTCGACACGGGGCTGGCCACGATCTTCGAGGCGATCACGGGGAAGGCCACTCCGTAGGGATAGAGCAACCAACCACAACCAGCAAGGAACCAAAAAATGGCAGACTTCGCAGACCTTCTCTCCTCCAAGGTGGAGGACGCCAAGCGACCCCCGTCGCTCCCGGTCGGCAACTACATCCTGGCGATCAAGGGGTACGAGGCCGTCGAGTCCGACAAGAAGAAGACCCCGGGCATCGAGGTCACCTACGGCGTCGTCGCTCCGGCCGAGGGCGTGGACCCCCGCCTCCTGGAGGGGATCGACCTCTCCCAGCGGGAGCTGTACGACAGCTTCTGGCTGACCGACGCCGCCAAGTACCGGCTCCGCGAGTTCCTGGAGAAGATCGGCTGCAACATCCACGGCCGGTCCTTCCGGGAGGTGCTGCCGGAGATCAACGGGATGAAGGTGAAGGCCTACGTCACCCAGGTCCCGTCCGACAAGCCCGGCGACGATCGGATCTTCAACAACATCACGGGCTACGCGAAGCCGTAGGGAGGGGAGGGTGGCCCAGTTCCCCTGGCCACCCTCTCTGGCAGTGCCGGGGCCACCAGCGGCGTTCCCTAAACTGGTGGCATCTTCTTCTCTGTAGCTGGGGGGTTTCAGGTGAAGCGCAAGAACATCCCTGTTGATGCAGTCAATGTACCTGCCGATCGGATTAGGGAGCTGGACCAGGAACGGGCAGCAGCCCTCGCCATCAGGATCGCCCGCTATGGGCTCCTCCATCCAATCACAGTCATTGAGGATGGAGAGGGAAAATTCATCCTGATTGCTGGTCGGCACCGCCTCGAAGCATTCGTCATCAACCAGCAGAAGAACATCCCCGCCTCCATCCTCGACCTCTCTGACCCCACCGACCGGCTGATTGTCGAGTATGAAGAGAACGTCAGAAGGAAGGACCTGTCCTGGCAGGACAACTGCCTCTACGTTCTCTCCATCCACGAAGCCCGGTGCAACCTGGACGAAGAGTGGAACAGCGAGAAGACGGCGGAAGACCTGGCGATCTCCGACTCCGCGATCTCCCGATACCTGAACGTGGGCCGGGCGATTAGGGAGAACGACGTGGAGATCTGCGAGGCGCAGAACCTGTCCGCTGCCAACGCCATCCTCGAACGGCGGTATCGGAGGTCAGTGGATCGGGAGATCTCCGACTTCGTGGAAGCGGGTGGAACCCTGGATGTGCTGGAGGAGATGCTGGCAGGTGTCCCCTCCATCACCAGCCCTTCTCGCGGTGTACCGAAGCTCCCCTCTGCCGAGAAGGCAATCCGCCCGGCGAAGATGGACATTCACGTCGGAGACTTCTTCACCTGGGCTCCGGAGTATTCCGGTCCCAAGTCCGACTTCATCCACCTCGATCCCCCCTACGGGATCAGCCACGACGAATCAGACCAGGGTGGGGCCCGGCACTGGAACGCCTATGAAGATACCCCGGAGATATTCTGGAAGTTCCTGAACACCCTGGTGGACAACCAGGACAACCTGATGCAGCCCAAGTGCCACATCATGCTGTGGTTCACGATGAACTTCTACCGGGATATCCTGGCCTTCTTCGAGAAGCAGAAGGGCTTCAAGGTCCTGCCCCACCCGCTGATCTGGTACAAGTCAGACAACACGGGCATCGTCCCTGATCCGTTGCGGGAGGGGAGGCGGGTGTACGAAACAGCCCTGGTGATCAGCCGGGGTGACAGGCTGATTCGGAAGTCAGCCTCCAACCTGGCAGCGTTTCCCGCCAACAAGCACGCCACCGATCACATCTCCGAGAAGCCCAGGGGGATGCTCTCCCAGTTCTTCCGCATGTTCGTCGAGCCGGGTGACACCACGTTCCTCGACGTATGCTGTGGCTCTGGAAGCAGCGTGGTAGCAGCGGCTTTCCACCGGGCGAAGCACCTCTACGCTCTGGACCTGGACGATAGGAATGTGGAGACCGCTCGTGGTAGGTTGGACTCCTTCCGACTCCAGGCTTCCCTCGGGCAAATCGACTACAGCACCACACCGCCGGAGTGACCAACACCAATGGCAAGGTGTATCTCGGTCATTCCGCCCTCGGCGAAGATCCTCTTCCTCGGAGAAGCTCCGGGTGAACAGGAGGAGATCTTCGGCGTACCCTTCGTAGGCTACTCCGGTCAGGAATTGACCCGCATCATGTCTGATGCTGGTATCCCCAGGGCCAACGTGGGGTTGCTGAACGTCTTCTCCTCCCGCCCTCCCGGCAACGAGATCAGGAACTTCTGTGCCAGCAAGGCGGAAGTGGTGGCCCTGGCTGGTGGGGCATACAGCCATCCACCCCTGGAACCTGGCAAGTATATCAAGCCCGAATTCCTCCACGAACTGGAACGGGTGAAGCAGGAAATCATTTCCGCCAAGCCCAACCTGGTGGTAGCCCTGGGCAACACGGCCCTCTGGGCCTTGTGTGGCTGCACCGGCATCACCAAGTTCCGGGGTGCCATCACAGAATCCTCCATGATCCCCGGCCTGAAAGTCCTGCCCACCTTCCACCCCGCATCAGTCCTTCGCAACTGGTCACAGCGGGTGATGGTGGTACAGGACCTCCTGAAAGCCAGGCTGGAGGGGGAGTTCCCCGAGATCCGCTACCCCAAGAGAGAGATCTGGATCGAACCCACTCTCCAGGATCTGGACCTCTTCTACAAAACAGAGATCCTTCCCGCCACCATACTCGGGCTAGACCTGGAGACCATCGCTAGGAAGCACATATCCTGTGTTGGCTTCGCACCCACACCCAACCTGGCTCTGGTAGTCCCCTTCCTTGGGGAGAGGAACCAGCACTACTGGAACCTGGAAGAAGAGTTTGAGGCCTGGGAGTTTGTGAGGATGTGCTGTGAATACAGCATAGCGAAGGCGACACAGAACGGTCTCTACGAGGCACAGTATCTGGCGACGGTTAGCATCCGGGTTCTCAATCTCCGGCATGACACCATGATCTGCCACCACGCCCTCCACCCTGAACTACCCAAGAGCCTGGGATTCCAGGGGAGCGTCTACTGCAACGACCGGGCATGGAAGGAGCTGAGGCCGGATCACAGGGATGAATTGAAGAGGGAAGATATATGACCGACAAGGCACTATTGGATTGGATGGAGTCACTGGCCAGCCCTGGTCAGCGCTGGTACGTCAGCGACCACGGCATCGTCCAGAGATGCACGGCGGAAGCGCTGACCGCTGGGTCTGTGGACCCCGAACTCTACAAGCACTCCACCCTCCGAGAGGCCATCAAGGACGCGAAGGGGAGGACTGTTTGAAGATTGTAGACACATCCACTATGGACCTGGGCTCCCTGTCCAAGCGGGAGCAGGAGTGGATCTACAACGGGTTGGATTGCTGTATCACTCGAGAGCTGGTCCCGATAACGGAAGGGATGTTGAAGCCTGACCAGGCTCAAGTCTACGCCTTCGAGATGGCCCAGCAGCGCCCTGCCCTTGCCATGATGCTCCGTGGAGTTGGAGTGGATCATGTTGAGATGGGCAGGATGGCGACGGAATTGGAGTGGCAGAGGGATCAGCTGGAGGGGTGGATCGAAGAGCTGACCGTCGCCATGGCAGGGGAGAGGATTTCCCCCCGATCCCCGATCCAGCTGATGTGGCTGTTCTACGATATGATGAAGCTGCCTGTGGTCTACAAGTATCAGAAGGGGGAGAGGAAGCGGACGGTGGACCGGGACGCCCTGGAGAAGCTCCGGGCTTACTACCACCCCACACCCCTGATCAACGCCATCCTCGAACTCCGGGATGTGGAGAAGAAGCTCGGGGTTCTAGGCTACGGGCGGAAGCGGAAGGTCAGTAGGATTGACGAGCGAGGGCGGTTCCGGTCTTCATTCAACATCGGAGGAACCACCACTGGCAGGTGGTCATCTTCAACAGGGGTGTTCGGTGGAGGGTCCAACCTCCAGAACATCACCGAGGAACTCCGGCGGATCTTCATTGCTGACCCCGGCATGAAGCTCGCCTACCTAGACCTGGAAGGCGCCGAGTCCTACGGGGTGGCGTACCTGTCAGGGGATGAGAATTATATCCAGGCCGCCCACAGCGGAGACGTCCACACGTTCGTAGCCAGAATGATGTGGCCTGAGCTGGCATGGAATGGAGATTTGAAGAAGGACAGGGTGTTGGCTGATACCCCCTTCTACCGGCACTACACGAGGCGGTTCGTCTGCAAGACTGGGGGTCACGCATCCAACTATCTCGGCCGGCCCAGGACCGTTGCCGAGCACACTCACATTCAAGTCAGGATAATCGAGGAGTTTCAAGAGAAATACTTTGACAGGTTCCCTGGCATCCCGCGCTGGCACAGGGAGGTAGCGGAATTGCTGCAGACCCGTGGGTTCCTCATCACTCCGTTGGGTCGAGTCCGCTACTTCTTTGATCGCCTCCGCGACGATGCCACCCTCCGGAAGGCCGTCGCCTTTCTCCCGCAGTCCACGATCGCAGACATTCTGAACATTGGCCTCTGTCGCCTCTACGATGAGCTGGATCGGAACGGGGAGTTTGAGCTTCTGCTTCAGCTCCACGACGCCGCGGGGTTCCAGTACCGGGAAGAAGCCCGGGACTTCATCCCACGCGCGGTGGAGTTGATGCGGATTCCAGTTCCGATCAAGGGTCGAATCCTTACCATACCAGTGGAGGCGAAAGTGGGGTACAACTGGAAGGAAATGAAGCTCTTCGGTAGGGATCAGGAACAGGTCCGACCGAAGATCAATCTGCTCGACGCACGTATCGACTGATACAGTGTCAGAGCGGAAGCTCGAGAGCTGGATCGGGGGATTCCTCGAATACTCCGATGGCCTGCCGACCACCCATTCCTTCAGGATATGGGCAGCTGTATCCGCGATCTCCTCCGCCCTGGGAAGGCGGTGCCATACCAGGATCACGAAGCGGGATCAGTTTGCCAATCTCTACGTTCTGCTGGTGGGACCGCCTGGGTCCGGGAAAACCACCTCCATCTTCACAGCCAGGAACCTTCTTCGCAAGGTCCCTACCATCGCCCTGACCCCTACCCGCCTCGGTTCGCCGCAGGCCCTGTACGACTGCCTGGAGGACTCCTCCGCGGATTCCTACATCTGTGGGGATACTGGCATCCCCGTCCAAGACCACACCCTCACAGCCTTCATTGACGAGTTCTCTGTGTTCGTCCGCCGTGGGGACCTGGACTTCATGGCAGACCTCGCGGACCTCTACGACTGTCCAGACCCGTTCGAGTATAAAGTGAGACACTCCAGGTCCAACTTCGCAGAGAGATCCTGCTTCATCATGCTGGGTGGCTGCACCACTCGCCACATCAGGGAGACGTTCACGGAGGATGCCCTAGAGGGTGGGTTCCCTGCTCGTGTCATCATGGTCTACTGCGATGAGAAGTTTCAGGAAGAGCTGTTCAACGAAGAGGAGCATGACTGGAACGAGGAGTTGCGGAAGGCACTGGTAGACGATTTGGCTACCATCCGGGGGATGCGGGGGCTGTTTGTTTGGGAGGAGGAGGCCAAGAAGTTCTTCCAGGGGTGGGTGTCAGAGGGGATGCGCCCTTATCCCAGAGACCCGAAGCTGATCCACTACCTGAATCGGAGAGTGGCTCACATCACCAAGCTCTCCATGATCATCAGCGCCTCCAGACGGGATGACATGCTGGTGAAGCTGGAGGATGTAATTGGCGCTCAGAAGATCCTGTTGGACGCCGAAGCCCAGATGCACAACGCGATCCAGTTCGTTGGTCAGAACAAGTACTTCCCTGCTCAAGAGGCTGCGTTGGCCTTCATTCTCCGTGAATACGAGAGAACCAAGAGGCCGGTACTTGAACACCGAATCCGGCAGCTATTGGACCGTGAGGTCCCTGCCTATCTGGTAGGTCAGATCATTGATGGCTTCATCGCAGCCCAGAGGGTGATTGCCGATGGCACAGCACCCGGGAGGAAGTTGTACCCTAATGACAAGGGAAGAGCGTATGAAGATGGGGAGGAGACTGAGGTCAGTGAGGAAGGCCCGGAGGAGGAGCAACCGGGACCTAGCGGAGGCGGTGGGAAGGTCAGTGGTGGCGATGCGTAGCTACCAGAATGGCACCCGCTCCCCATCAACCCAGATTGTCAGGCAGTTGGCCTCCGAACTCCGAGTGAGCGCGGACTACCTGCTATGCCTTACAGACAAGCCGTAACCTGGTTGAAGAGGAGGTTTGTGAAGAGGGTGAAGAGGGACCGAACCTGCGCCCGCTGTGGTGTGGTGATCTGGGTTGACTGCTTCTACAGGGTATACGTTACGGCGGACAGGGAGTTTGTTGCGGAGTACGTCTGTTTCTGGTGTCACTCGTAATAACATCCCGCCCGGGGATGTTACTACCAGTTACCTCAGCCCGAGTAGCTGTTCCATCTTCAAAGACTTCGCCCTATCAAACGCCCTTTGCATCGTCTCCGTCTGCTCCGCGCTATGGCGAGTCATGGCGCTCTGAGCCACGGAGTCCGGCGACACCCCTGCGATGTACGCCCGGATCAGCACATCCCTCAGCGCCCTGGGGTCATTGACGTTCTGAGCTGCCAAGGCACCATATGCCTGGATGGTGCTCCGCATCTTCTCCTGATCCTTATACATCTCCCCACTG